TTATGGTTTTTAGGAGACTCGATAGACGCACTCGGCGTTTCACCATCCGCGCTCCAGCAATCCGGTGCAGACACTACACCTTCTTGATACGTCCCTGCATAATATTGACGAGAGGTTTTAGGTGCTGCCGCTGCAATAATAATGTTCATGGCACGATCTTCGTTTTTAGCAACCTCTTGACCGCCAACAGTCATACGGAATATGTTACCTCTTACAGAGATGCGGCGTGCGTCTGATGTACCGCCCATAAGTGCTTTAGTGGTTTCACTTAGTTCTCTTTTTGCAAAGTGTGCTGGAACTGCTGCGCCTGTTGTGAATAAACTCATTTCGTTAGCCATGATTGTGTGCTCCTGATAATTTAACTATGTTGGTTTTTTTTGAGATTAAAGCTTCTACTTCTTTTGCATCTAACAGATACTCCCTACCTCTACGGTAGGAACTTAACATACCTTTGACACGCAATTTAGAAACGTACTGTCTTGAGCAGTTTAGTATCCCCATTACTTGCAGTGTTGTCAAAAATACTTGGTCATCATATTGCGATTCCATATCATTTCCTTCTAACGGTTATGGCATATCTACTATCAATATTCATGCCTGGCGGCATGAGGTTAGGGTTCTCTTCTAAAAAGGATTTCATGTTCGTCTGATGCACTCGTTGCTCCATAAGTTCAAACGCGTCATGTTCCTTGATAAAGTTTTTCATACTGTTCCAATCACTAGTCCAGTATCTGGTTTTTACCGTCCGTGATACACTTCCTGCTGAGGTCTTAAGTCCGTCTGTCCCCGTTTCTTTGCAAAGCTCAAGAAGAGCTTGTTGTACTAATTCCTGCTGTTGTTTAATCTTATCATCTGCTTCGTCAAACTCTCGTTGCAGCTGCTGTCTTGCATCCCTCATCTTTATGTAAGCTTTGACGAGGTGTTCCGCGTTGGGTAGTTCCATGTGTTCCTCCGATACATTTCTTTGAAACTGACTATATTGTACACCTTAGTAACCTTGATGTCAACTAATAACATCTCTGTATAATTCCAGCAACTTAGTTTGAGCTGCGCCTTTATCTTCAAGGACGCCTAGAATCTTCTTCTCTACGGGTGAGCCTACAAGATGCACCACGCTACATCTATTCACTTGCCCTGCACGATGGATACGCGCATTGGCTTGCTTATATGTTTCCAGTGAGAGCGTTACTCCCCACCAGACGATTGTGTTTGCTGCGTGCAGAGTTACCCCATGCGCTGCCGCTTGCGGCTGGATAACGAGAATCTGTGGATTAGGTGAGGTCTGGAACGCGTTAAATAACTCAGAGCGTTTACTTGCATTGATACCGCCATGGATAACACCTACGCTGTACCCTACGTCTAAGAGTATCTTCTCTACTATCTCTATGGTGTGCTTGAACTGCACGAACACAATCGTCTTATGTGAGGTCTCTTCTACGATATCTAGTAACTCTGCTGCACGACTCTTCACATCAAACTCGATAACTTCCCCAGTATCTGAGTACACCGCCCCAGATGAAAGCTGTAATAATTTGTTCAGAGCAACCGCTGCATTAGCCGCAGTAATCTCTTCGCCTGCTGCCTGCATGAGCATCTCTTTCTTGAGTAGCTTATAGTACTTCTCTTGCTGAGGTGACAGTGGTACATCTCTTGTTTGGTACGTCAGTTCTGGTAGGTCTAAGCATTCCTCTTTGGTAAACCGTATCGCAGGCTGCATAAAGCTATGTACTATCTGCTCGGCTTCTGGGCGGTTTTTAAACGTAAACTGTGACGTGCGTATCTGTACCATATCTCGGAACGCGTTAAACGCTCTGGGTGCATACTTAGGGTTAGCGAGTTTAATTAACCCATACGCATCTACTGGAGACTGCGCCGCAGGTGTACCCGTTAACATCCAAAGCCATGTATCTGCAGTGACTAGGCGGTTCATTGTTTTCCATCTGCGCGTTGCCACATTCTTTAGGTGCGTAGCTTCATCCACTACAATCAAATCAAACCCGCCATCGGCAATCTCTTTCTCTACAATCTCAACGCCATCGAAGTTGATAATTACTATCTCTGCATTACTTTTAATTATCTGAGCACGTTTCTCCCTACTACCATGTGCAATCTCAACTGAGCGATGCATAGCTGTCTTAAACAAATCTTTGCGCCATGCCGCGTCCATAATAGATAGAGGGCAGATTACAAGCATACGGCGTATAACGCCTAGGTTCATTAGGTAGTCAGCCGCCCAGATAACTGAGTTTGTCTTCCCGGTACCCATTTCGTTGAGGCAAAAGGCTCTACGGTTAAGCGTTAGAAACTCTGCAGTTACTCGCTGGTGATCAAAGGGTTTGTACATCCCTGTCCATGTGTATTGTGTACGGATAGGTGACGGTACGTTCTTAACCCCCATATTGTTTAGGATGTGCGTCTCACCAAGCCCGAAGTTTACCCACACTTCTGCTGTACCGAAATCAATATCTTTAATCTTACTTTTAGTTATTACGTTTGTAATAGCATCGGGGTTTGTGGTCTTGATAGCCAAGACCTTATCTTGTATCACTTCTATTTCCATGGTATCTCCGTGCAGCCCCTTAAGGGGGCGAATCATTTATCTTCGAGTACTTCAAATAACTGCGGTTTATTCACCTGTTTACTAAAGTACCACGCTCTAATTTTATTTAGGCAAGTCTTACGCTCACTTAACCTAGTTCTGAGGGACATCGCACATAGAGCGTCTATGTGACGCTCTACTAAGCTTTCTGGTAACCCCGACTCCAATGCAATAACTTGCACTGACTTAACGGACACTTCCATATTATTTCTTCTTTGGTTTGGCTTTCTTTGGCGGTTCGTTCTTTTTCATAGTGTGGTCACTATTACGCTGAAACGAGCGGTTTACTTCTGGGTCTCTAAGACGTAGGTTATCTTTACCATTACCCGCTTTAACACCTTTGATGTGGTCGATATCTTTCCCAGTGCGGTCAATACCCGCTTTGTCAAACGCACGCCGAGCACGTTGTCTCTCCATCCTAGCTTCGTGAGCGCCAGGGCGTTTCTTTTCTAACTCATACTCCCGCTTAACATTGCGGTCTGCTTTGTTCTTGTAAGGCATTAGCCCTCCTTGTAGTTACCGTTATGAATGCAACGTGTAGCCATACACCACTTTTTACATAGTCCGTTAGGGATAGGGTTAAATATACCCGTCTCGTAGGCTACTGACCGTTGCGCTAATACAGGTGCTAGTTTACCAAAAATATCTAATCTATTCTCATATGTATACTCTTCTTTCACCATCTCGTTAGCTACTACAAACAGTAGCATCCCTTTAATAGTCTTAACATACGGGAACTCTAAGAACACCGCCGCTGCTAGTAAAGCTAACTGCTTAGTGTCTGCATACTTTGCAGACTTACCTGTTTTGTAGTCTACGATGTAGGCTTTCTCAGTATCAGGGTCTACGATAACAAGGTCTGCAATGCCCCGCCAGAGTCTATGGGGTGCTTCATAATCACAATACTCATACCCAGTATCTGTCTTCGCCACCGCGAGTTTATATTCGCAGAGCTTTCTACCCTTAATGCTGTTGATAGTATCAAGGAACTTCTTAACAAATATAAATCGCTCTGGTAGCTCTTCACCTTTACCTATGTAATTCTCAGCCGCAAGATGCAGGTCTTTCCCATATAGCGTAGCTGATGTATCTGCAAAGGGTATATACTTTAAAACATGGTGTGCTTCGTACTGCTTTGGGCAGGTGATAAACCTGCTCAGTGAACTATAAGTAAAACTAGGTACACTCATTTCTGCTTATCCATCTCAAGTATGCCTTTTCAGGCGTTGCTGCGGCACACGTTATAGAGTCCCATTCAGTATAACAGACCCAAAGTTTACCGACCTTTCTTATTCTCGGCTTCAAATATATCAGCGCAATCTCTGTCACACCACCTCCTCTTATATCCTATGAATTCTCCACACGTCCAGCAAAGTCCAGTGGGATTAGTTGTATCTATCTTTGAGGCTTCTCTACATATTAGCGCTATCGCTTTATCTCGCATCATCTCCTCATGCAGTGACGCGAGGTCTGTGTTTCCTTCTTCTGTTGCCATAGTTATCTTGGGTTATGTATGAGCACTAGTCGGTTTAAATACCACTGTGCTTTCTGTAAGTCTTCGTGCGCCTTACCTTTGTTTCTAAAGCGCCACATATATTTAAACGCATTACCTCTTAGATACCCGATAAACTCATCAGGACTAAGCATGGCTTCCATTGCGTCAATACATTCTATTGTACCATTTGCATAGTGGGGAGGAGAATTAACCATGTCTGGTTTTGATTCGTGTACTGAGTCGCCCATATAGAGTTGTCCTTGTGTGTAGGCTTCGTAAATTGTTTTTGGTTTATCGTTCATAGTGTCATCTCCCAGCCTGTTGGTTTTACTAAATGTTGTTGTAAAAACTTTCTGCACATCTTGTTATCTATTGTGCTTTCACCATTACGTTTTCTTCTCTGTAGGTGCACTTGTACGCCTGCTACGACTGCACACTTTTTACATATTGTACTAAACCTACCGAAATCTCCCTCATCTTTAACTAGATTGCATACCTCACAGAGTCTATCCATCTCCTAACTCCTTAAAGCAACTTTGGTCTGGTGGTAACAATCGGCTCGGGTATTTCACCAACAATCGTAAAGTCAGACGCTTTGAAATCTGTGCCGGTAGGTGTGTAGACCATTTTGACTTCGTCCATACCGGTGTAAAGACTTATCATCGTTTCTGCTGTATCCACATGAGAGGGTTCATTGTAAATATGTGCATCGCCCCACATCCACGTCATTGATCCAACTTTAAGTCCAGCATGATGAGCAAACCACATAAGCATCGCCCAAGACTGTATCCAGTTATGCGGTACACCTAAAAGCATATCTGCGCTACGTTGATAGGTCTTCATATTTAAACGTCCGTTACGCACGAAGAACTGCACCACAATGCTATGGCAACACGTTGG